GGTTCGCACCGTGAAGTACAGGGCTCGCTTCATAGAGTTCAACTTTTTTCAAAACATTCGCTTGACGCTGTGGATCAAAGTCTGCGTCCAATGTCTTGTATCCAATTGACCATTCTTGTTCTTCGCCGAAGAAGGCAACATCGGCGAAAGCCTGTCGTCCTCGTTCGGACTTCAGGTTGAACTGAACTTTTGCATACAGACCGCCGATACCAGCGGCACGCATTTTGATAGGAAGTCGTGGATCCGATGGTGGAACTTCGTACATTTCAAGTACTTTGCCGATTGGCTCGTTCCAGTTGTGACCCCATACAACACGGGGTTTGCGCCTTTTTAGGCTTTCCGTGAATGCGCCGGGGACGATGATGTCACCTACGGAGTCCTTGTTACCAATTCCCGCGACGAAGCATTCAACAACGCCTTGCGCTTCGTCAATGTTGAACTGACCTTGAAGGGCTTTATATTGCTGTGTTTCCGATAGTGCTGTTGGCATGATGCTCCGTAAATGGTTGTTTATAAACAATAAACCATTTGAAGCGTCAAAAAAGGAACACTTTCAGTATAACTAGGTTATTTTACTGAAACTATTCGCTATCAAATCCGAAACGAAGACGACAGCGGCAGTTGAATGTAAGAGCAGGTGGCGCTATTGGGTCACCCGGGAATCGCAACATCAGTCCATCAACGATGAAACCGTCACCGAATTTCACTGTTTTTCCTTCAAGGAACTTATGGGCATTACGAACACGGGAATCTTTTCTAGTCAGCCAAGTCTTAGTGAAACCACCCTGACTGTCTTTTCCTGCTAAATAAACCCCGCCGTTATAGGAAGCCTGTGCTTCGTGTTCGGCAATGTCTCTTTTCCTCTTAGAGATGAGTTTCAAGAATATTGCTATAAGAGCCAACCTCAAAAGAACGGATCGTTCTTCTTGATTCTCTTCCATCAGTGCAACAGCAATCGCCGCGGCTATCTCCTCGGCGGTACTGGTGTTGGCTTGTTGCATTCGCTCTACTTGTTGTTGAGCAAGTTTTTCAACTTCCTGCGGTTCAAGCGCAACCTGTTCACTAGTCCTTGAAGCAACATATTCCTTGGCATCAACATAAATGGCAGAAATAATTGGCTCTAAATCATCCTCAAGTTGCTTGTTCCAAATCTCGGCATCAAAAACCATGTCAACAGTAAGCGCGCCACTAGCCAACGCTCTTATCCCGCGCTTGCCGAATGCTTTCTCCATGACGACTCGTTGCTGTCTCTCAAAGAGACGCTCCAGTGCACGATCAATAATTTCCGTCCACCTGTCGGTATCCGTGTCTGCTTTGGTTTCAATTTCTTCAACAAACTTGAGTTGCATTTCATGTTGGATTTTTTCAAACTCTGAAAGTTGCTGATCAGGCGTAAGCGCCGCTGTTTCGGTCGCCGCTTCTGCTGGCATATCTGGCGCTGGCACGGGTGTAGGCGGTGCAGGTGGTGGAATAGCCATTGCACCGTCTTGAGGTGGAAGACCGCCGGGTGCAGCATTCGGATCAACACCTGCCATATCAACAGGCTGTTGTTCTTCAGGTTTAAACGGCTTCTCGGTATTGGCGATAGGCGTGAGGTTCGGATTAGAAAGAAGCGAATCCGCAAGTTCTGATTCAACCTTTTTTCTTCCTGTTGCAGTGCGGTATTCATTCAACGAAATGAGACCCTGTTGGAACTCATCCATCACATACCGTTCGCGTTCTTGTTTTGCAAGAATCAAAATAGGAATGTCGTCGGTATCAAAATCAACATAATACTTATCGTCAAGTTCATCAAGCGCACGAGCAATTGTGTGAAGGTGAGGAGCCATTGTCTCCATCCAAAAAACACGCAGTTCTTCTGACGCATTTGAGAAAGTTCTTCCAGCGGCATTACCGATCACTGACTCTGGAACTCCAAACGCGGCAAAGATTTCGTTCTTTTGAATTTCCCTCATCTGCGTGTAGGCGGCATCTCGCGGTGATGCAGAAGTATCTACATAGTCAACCCCTGCTTCAGATGCGATAACTGTTGTTGAACCAGTCTTGGAAAGGTTTCCCCTAAAACGGTTTTTCAATTCTTGTTTATCGTCATCTTCCATGTCTCCACGAACAACTAACAGACCGCCGGGTCGCCCGTCGTTCAACAGGTAGTTCCTGTTATAAAGTTTTGACAGAGTTTCTAATTCAATTGCTATTCCAGCAGATTCCATTGGTGTCATGGAAAGATACGGATCTAGCGGATGAGGTCGGCGAATCCAGCAAACATCTTCTGGCTTGAGAACAAATTTTGTTCCGTTGCGCATGTCAACTTCAAACCCTGCAACAAATCTTTTTGGGTCAGGAATCGGCGCAGTGAACTGAGGCGGAAGAAGTTGCAGGGCAATAATCTTTCCGTCTCGCGAGCGAACCTTTTCAATGAAGACACCTCTTGTGCTCATCAAGAGTTGAGCGGAGATTCTGTAACGGAAAGCAAATGAGTTTTCACCCTCATTGGACTTTGAGTTGAAAATCTCTAGCAGTGACTCGTTGCTCTTTGTTTTTTCCCCACGCTGATCATTGCCTTTTCGCAAGATGACGGGAAGTCGTGCTTGGTTTCCTGCAATTGCGTCTATGCATCGGAAAACCCATGTAACTTTTTGCATACCGTCGCGATATGCGCGTTCAATATCCCAACCGTCTTTGTAAGGTTTTCCTTGGCGCGAGACATCAAATGCAACTGGTGCGCCGGGATTTGACATTGCCTTTTCGGCAAAGTTCCTGAGATCCTTATTGTCATTGCTATTCCAAGCCATTATTCAGATCCCAACAGATACCCATAGATTCCGCAAGCAACTCCACCAGTGATAAATCCCGCAGGGAGAAATATGAGACCAGTACCTAAAGAAACACCCACGACGAATAGAAACATCAAACAGTTTGCAAGGTTGCGGCGTGTAGCGAATAACTTTAGTTTGCGATAAATATCCATTTAGACCGTCACCTTAGCAAATGAAAGACCTATTTAATACTACATTATGTATCTATCCACATTTACGAGGACACATGACCGCTGACTGGAATAAAATTTACGAATACCTGCAACCGAAGGATCCTTTGTTTTGTCCTGAGGAAGCATCGTTAACTCAGAAAGTATTTTTACGGAGTTATTCACTTGAAGGTCTTTTTGGCGGAGCGGCTGGTGGTGGCAAAAGTAGTGCCTTGCTTATGGCGGCTTTGCAATATGTTGATGTGCCAAACTACTCTGCGATTCTCTTTCGTCGCACCTACGCCGACTTGGCTCTGCCGGGCGCTTTGATGGATCGTTTCCGAAATTGGGTTACGTCCTACGAGGATGTTCATTGGAACGCGAATAGTTATGTGGCTACTTTCCCTTCTGGTGCCCGTGTTTCCTTCGGCTATCTGAATAATACGAACGACTATCTGCGATATAAGGGTTCGGAGTTTCAGTTCATAGGTATGGATGAGGTCACCGAAATTCGTGAAAGTGACTACAGGTATATGTTCTCCCGTTTGCGCCGTCCTGCTTCGGGTCCGCTTTCCAAGGTTCCACTGCGGATGCGCTCGGCATCAAACCCTGCCCCTAATTGGGTTCGCCAACGCTTTATCGTAGAGGGTAAAAATGAGCAGAGATTTTTTGTACCCTCGTTTTTAACTGATAACCCAGGAATTGACGCTGAGTCATATCGTCAGGCGCTTTCCGTCCTTGACCCTGTTGAGCGGAAAAGGCTTGAGTTTGGCGACTGGTGGGCTACAACTCTTGGAACATTGTTTGACAGAACTGATTTCCCTATTATTGACGGTTCGGATGTCCCCGAAATCACTAGTAGCGCTCGCGCCGTAAGGTATTGGGACTTGGCGGCGACCGAACCCCATTCAGGGAATACCGACCCCGACTGGACGGTAGGTACGCTCATGCTGTTTGACCAAGGAATCGCCTATGTCATGGATGTCCGCAAGATTAGGGCTAAATCAGACAAGGTGGAGTCCTTCATCTCCCAAACCGCCCAAGAGGACGGCAAAGCGGTGGCAATCAGAATGGAGCAGGAACCCGGTTCGTCAGGTAAAGCCCTAATTGACCAATATGCAAGGTATGTCGTTCCGGGCTGGGACTTGCAAGGCATCAGGTCGTCGGGGGATAAAGAAACGAGGGCAAGACCATTCGCCGCGGCTGTAGCAAACGGAAATGTGCGCTTGGTACGAGGCAAATGGATAACTGATTGGCTTGACGAAATTTCTTCGTTTCCCGAGGCTTGCACTCACGACGACCAAGTTGACTCTGCGGTTGGGGCATTCACTTTTTTAACTGGATTGGGGTTGCCACAGAGGAAAAGAGCCACTATCATCGTGTGAGATAAACCTATACCACTATTGCCCGAAAGGAATAGAAATATGAAAAAGACCCTAAAACCGCCAACAAAAACGCAGTTACGAACTGCCACCAATCAAAGCAAGACAGTTATTTCTGAGTGGGTTAGAAACTCTCGCACAATACTTGAACTCAGTCAAGAAGGTTTGGCTGAAATCGCAGGTGTTGATCGCAAGACGATTAACCGAATTGAAAACGGACACTTCTCACCAAGCATTGATACTTTGGTAAGAATTTCTGTATCTCTCAACTCAAAGATTCCATCACTCGTATGAGCAATTGGGACAACGAAAACCTAGCGCCATTTATTGAAATCCGTAAAGCCTTAATGGCTATCGGCGACAAGGCTTTAGAAAACCTTGACCAAGACGATGAACAACTTTGGTTTGACACACTCGTCTTGCTCCACTCTGTCAAGAGCGATATTGCAAGCATTTTCACTCAGTATTCAAACTTGATTGCTACCAAACTTGAAAAAGATGAAGCAACAGCATCAAACGGTCAGAAGATTGAGAAAAAATCAGCCTTTGACCGTAAGGGTTGGAAGCACGAAGATCTTGCTTCAGAAGTTTTGCGCAGACTAAATGACCTGTCTGTTGACATGGATACGGGCGAAGTCGTGATGTCTTCTAGTGAGATTGCGATGAAACTTCTTGATTATGTACAGCCATCGTATTGGCGTATAAAAGAATTGTCCAAACTTGGTATCAACGCAGATCAGTACTGCGAAGTCGGAGAACTAAAAACAAGCATCATCGTGCGAAAGGAACAGTCATGAGCGAGATCTACCAACAGTTAGCAGAATCCTTCCCACCAGAGATGGTGCGTAGGTTGAATAAGGGTGGAACGAACCTGATCTACATCCCGATCAGTGAAGTTATTACACGAATGAACAAAATCATTGGCGTTGAAAACTGGTCGTTCACCGTTAAGTCATGGCAACAACTTGGAACATCTATCGTCGCGCATGTTTCCGTTCAGGCAACAATTGACGGCAAAACAATCACACGCGAAGGCGTTGGTGGGCAGAAGATTAAAATGTCAAAACAGGGCGATCCTGTTGATATTGGTGATGAAGTCAAGGGTGCTGTTTCTGACGCGCTCAAAAAGGCTGTTCAGACATTGGGGATTGGCTTGTATCTTGCTCGTAGCGAAGAGGCTATGGAGATTGAGCAGGCTATTGATGCAAGTATCTCAGCCCCTCCTCCACCTGTGGTTTCGCCAAA